TCAAATGACCAGTTTTTTCCACTCCTTACCACGTGCATCGTTGTAAATATCGGTCATTTTTTGATTCGAATGGCCCAGCAAAATTTTGGTATCAATTCCCTGTTCTCTGAACAATCTTTCTGATAAAGATCTCTGCTCATGGAAAGAGGGTGGGGTGCCATTAGCACGCCAGTTGTAATCCACAGAATCCCGGGCTTTTTTAAATGCAACGGTTAACGTTGCTGGCTTAACCATCCCGCCGCGCTTAGCTGTCCCTTTCGCGTGATGATGGTGCAATAGCCACGGACTAAGAACGCTATCGCGACAGGATGACACCACATCATCCAGGGTGAGATTTAATTTATCGCAACGCAGAGCCAGAGGGATGGCAATCCGGGTTCCTGTTTTTTGCTGTTCGACATGAAGATAACCATTCCGGATATCCGAAAACTGCATTTTGCAAATATCTGAAAGGCGCTGGCCTGTCACCAGTGCCAGCAGCATGCCGCGCTGTAAAAAATAACCATCCTTTTCCGCTGCGTTATAAATCATCATCCACTCATCAAAAGTCAGTCGCTGTCTTGATATCCGCACCTGCGGTTTTTTTGCCGATTCTGCAGGGTTAAAGCCTGGCGGGACATCGCCCGTTTGCTGAGCTTCCCGGAAAACATCGATCAGTACCTTCCTGAAAATTTGTCCCATTCTGTTATGTCCTCTGGCCTTGTACTCTTCCAGCACCGATACCACATCTTTTACGGTTATGGCATCTAACGGTCTGGTGCCAAAACGTTCATCAAATACCCTGAGAGGGGCCGCTTTTTGTTTCAGCGTGTTGAGTTTGATCTCTCCGTTTTCATATCTTTCCTGTTGAATTTTTCTGTAATTATTCAGAAAAATGGAAACGGTTGATGAACCGCCGGTATCATTAATAATTTTCTCCTGCAGACTGAGCATTTGTTCCATTTGCTGCCTGGCAAGACGGCTGTTCGCTTCTGCTGCAATAGTTTCTGCCAGTTTCTGGTCAATACTGCCGAGACCGTGATTTTTGCCTGTTATGGGATGCCTGTAACGCCAGTAAACTTTGTTATTTCTTTTGTCAAAATACGGAGATAGTCCCGGAACTTCGGTTTTATATTTTCGCGGGCGCGCCATCTTCCAGTATCCTCTTCAAAGCAGGGTGATCTGTGGCGATCACCTCCGGCTTGTTTACCATTCCGACAAAGCGAGCTCGTGGATCCACTCGCCAGTGTCTTCCAACTTTTTTGGGGAGAGGAAATATCATTCCGGCTTTAGCGTATTTACTTAACGTGCCCGGAGTCGGGACCGGATCGCTGAATTCCTCTTTTGCCCACTCAGTGAGCAGAATAAGTCTTGCCATGAGCGTCGTTCGCTAATCATGGTCGCCACCACTATAGCTGGTGGGCGACGACCGGGGTTGAACATTAAAAATCAGCCTGACTCGGGATCAGTTTTTGCCAGATAGCTGAAACGTATTTTGCCTGGTAACGAGCGTCATCAAGTGCATTATGGCGCTCACCTTCGAATGGAATAGCCGTTCTGGCATCGAAGTCTATGGCTTTCCCCAGCTCAACGATTGTGCGTACATCGCGATCGTTGTAGTAACGCCACGGGCAGGGGATCCCCTGCCGTTCGTATGAACGGCGCAAAATCGTGTTGTCGAAGTTGGCTCCATTTCCCCAGACCTGAACAAAAAATTCACCGGAGTTTTCGTCGATAAATTCTCGCAATTGTAACAGTGCATCATCTAACGGGATTTCATCGGTCATAATGGCAGATTGAGCTTCGCGTGATTGCTTCAGCCACCATTTAATGGTGTCCCGATCAATGACTCCGCCAGCAGTTTCCAGATCGATAGTCTTACTAAATTCCGGTCCCATATCTCCGGTTTGCGGATCGAAAAATATTGCACCTATTGAGATAATCGGGGCATCAGGGTTTTTTCCCATGGTTTCGAGGTCGATCATTAGATGGTCACACGTCCTGCTGGTGGATGTGATTTCGTGATGACCGTTCACCTTAATTGAGTGATCTGCCGCCTCGCCAGTTTCATCATCGCTGGCGTGGTCCTGAGCGCTGCCAGCATTCTCCTTGTGTGGATGTTCAGCGCCTTCCATTTCCTCCGGATCATTTTCCTGAACTTCAACCTGATTCTCTTCATCGAATGTTTCCTTGTATGTTGCGTCGCCCATCACCGCGCCACAGTCAGGACAGTTGCCGCCACCGGTCTGACCGCAGGCGGTGCAGACTTTTTCCGGTTCTTGTTGCTCTTCTGGTTCAGGCTGTTTCGTTTCTGGCTCGTTTTGTAACGCATTTTGGCTGTTTTGTTCCGATTCTGGCAGGTTCTGGTTCACAGAATCGCGGGTTTCAATCCCCTTAACCCATTTCGGATCATTCGGGTCGCTAATTCCGTCAACGAATTCACCGCGATGGACTGCCAGTATTTTGTCGGCATCAGGCTGGTTGATATTGGCTGCCTGCATAATTTTGTTTACTTCGTCAGCGGTAACTTTTACCTGATTAACCGGATTTATCTGTGCCTGAGTATCCAGCGATTGAGTGTCCTGGCGATATTCAGTTGTATCCTGTCCCATTGCTTCAGTCGTTGCCTGTTCATCTGCCATTGCGTCAGACGGTTGTGATTTTTCCTCATTATTTTTTTCTTCTTCTGTTTCGCGTTCAGCGGCCAGTTCGCGGTTAACTTCTTCCAGGATATCTTTTTCCGGTGTATGTCGTGCAGCAGTGAGAGTTTCCTCGGTAGGGTTCTCGTGATCAGTCTCCGTTAAATAGGCATTGATATACCTCTGAAGGCGTCCCGGGTAATGATAAAACTCAGGGTATGCGCTCCGGATAAGTGCAAAAATAGCGGCGCGGGAATAATCCAGAATACCCGGGGTTGCGCGAAGTGCTGCGGACCATTCTTTGAACGGACTTTCTCTTTTCAGGACGATTTCTTTTGCGCGACGATAAACGCTGCCCGGAATTTCATAAATATTAAAATCCATCGGAAGTGTGGCTGCTGCAATCTCCACATCCAGCGTATCGAAGGTGTGTACTAAATTCGGATTGCGATCGGTTTTGTTCCCGCCACCGGCATTTGCACCGGAAGCCGTGCGGGTGATACGTGAAACACGATTCCCCTTCATCCACTCTTTTGTAAGCAGACCGCGATCAGTGTAGTCAGCGCCCAGGTATGCTTCGAAAAAAGCAGTCATCAGTCCCAGGTCTGAATTACCAGGATTAGGGAAAACGTTGTCAGTGTCACGAACCAGTTTGTAGAGATCGCGAATTTCCAGCGGGTCGAGCAGGCTGGTTTTGTGGGAAACAGCCAGGGCAGTAACAGCTGGTAGTTCTTCAGCCCGTGCAATGTGTAATGCCTGGAGTTCGTCGCGTGAAACGTGCGTTACCGGTTTTTCGCTGCCGTGTTGAGCAAGCCAGCGAATGGGCAGTTCCTGACCGGAAATCGGGAGTAGCATATTCTCCTCAATCTCCGTCATGTCTTCGCCATTAACATTGGTATTGTCAGTGCTGACCTGGTTGTCCTGCGCAGAGGGAGATGGGGCGATAAATACCATTGTGATGCCATCTTCCCCGCCTTTTTCGTATCGGTTGCAGAATTCCGTATCAAACACGCCTTCCGGTGGAAGGTCATTCACAACGGGTAAATGGACTCGGACCGGTTTTTTAAAGTCGTCTTCATCATAATCGTTGTCATCCATTGCGGTAATGCAGCGGGAGATTGCAACAGATAATTTTTTTGCTGTAGTCCAGTAAAAACCGCCTTTAATTCCCAGGCGTTTTCTGACTTTGTCATTTTTTGCTTCGCAATATAGTGCAAATTCTTCTTTATCAATACTCATTGATAAACCTCATAACTATTTTAAGGCTGAGCGAATCCCTGCCATTGCAGGCATAAATTCAGTTTCGTTCAGTCAGTTAATTAAAGTTCATGTGCCATCTGGTCTTTTTCGGCACAGATTTCACTACAATATTTTTTTTCATTTCCGTTGTTTGGATAACGCCACGCATGAAATGAAGTGGTTTTTAATACTTTTGCTTTCTTCAAATCCTTTATTGCAAAGGAGGTAAGCGCATTTTATTTTCCTGTCTATCACCATGACTCCGCCTTTACAGGTAATCCATCACGACCGAGGAAAACTTTAACCATGCAGCCAGTTATGCATGTTTTTGTGGTCAGGCTACGAATATAAAGTTTTCGCTTTTTAATATTGTTTGCCGATGCAATATATGTCCTGCCCTCATGAAGAACATAATCGCCTGGAGTCACACACTGACGTGGTATTTCATCAGTTCCGAAGTGATGAGCAATCATAATTATCTCCATAATAATTAGTCATATGAAGTAAATTCCAGAAAACTATTTAATACGCAGCAATTGTTCGACAGTCATGTTTCTAATTGCGCTCCGGTTTACAAGTGTCCATCCCTGTTTCTCCAGATAAAACTGGAAGGTATCCAGAGTACAGACCATTGCACCATCAGGAACGGTTTCGGTGAATTTGATATTGCCGTGTTCGTCGAAGCGAACAACCAGAGTGCGACCATCGCCAGGAATTATTTTGTCAGTTGGTGGGGTGTTATTCTGACGCAGCTCTGCCTCCATGCGGTCGAACTCAGCAATGTAGGCCTCTTTGAATGCAGCGGCTTTTTTGCCAGTGAAGCCCATCACCAGGAAAACGAAGCCGTTTTTGGTGATTTGGTACATTGGACGTTTTTCGCCTTTGGCGTCGGTGTACGTTACGTCCTCAAAATTGAGGGCGTTAAATTTTTCTGAGCATTCAATGTTTGCGATGGCACGTAACACGTTGTCGTGTCGTTTGCCAAAGAACTCTGCGATCGCAACAGACGTAGTGATAGCGCGACCGTTTTCGATGGTTACGTCAGGGTGAGACAGGGTAGGGATAGTAGCCATGATGGCAGCCTCTAGTGATAAGTTGGTAAACTCACCACCGTAGGTGCAAATCTCATGGGTGGTGAGACGTACAGGGTTTGCACTACCGGTCACTAGAGAATCCGGCCCGCCCGAAAACGGCCCCATACGCCCCACCATAATCTGAATGTGGCTGCGCTTTACGCATAAAAAAACCGCTTTGGCGCGGTTATGCGCTCTAGTGATCATCGGGGTGCAAATCCCGGCACCCGTTTTATGAGGTGCAGGTGCACTATAATTCCACCCGTTCTGGTTTTCAATAGCTACATTCAACATTTTCTCTCACCTTTCATCACTGAAGTGAATTTTGTTGATGCGATGCCTGGTGCCTCCAGGTGACGTTAACCAGTTAACAATTAACGCCGGATACAGATAACCCACCCATAAGAACCAATACGAATGTCAACTGTCCTTTTTAACTGTTCCGCGTGCGCTTAGCCGCATTCACCGCATCACAAAATTCACTTTAAAAAGGGCTGGTATCACAAGGGAAAACAAAAAACGGATACCCGCCAAAAGGTAATCAACATGGGTTGTTGCAGCGGGGATGTCACTTAAGCGTATGGTCAACCTGACAACCCGGTGCCACTAATGGGGTAAGGATAACCCCGCCATACTTACCGCCGCGCCATTTCGCGGAGTGCCACAACCGGAAGCGCACGGTCGAAGAAATCTAACGACAAGCCTTCTAAGGAAAAGACACCTCCGCCGTGCGCTTTCGAGTTATGCCCTGACTTTTCAGGGATATATTCTTTCAGTAAACTGTCAGTGCCGGATTCTTATCCGTGTCCGGCGCACGACAACACGCTGTCACGTGTGGTCTCCATTCTCAACCAGTAACTTCAATGGAGGATAAAATGCCAAACAAGCCAATACATCCGATTATTGAAAAACAGATTGAATGCCTGGTTAATCAACTCAGGCAATCAGGGTTATTAAAAACTCATTCAGTGCTAGGGCTCACAGAATCGGCATTCGACGATAAATTAAATAATGCGCTTTATAATGGCATCATTGATTACAATCGTGGCGCTGGTCGCCGTGGCCCTGCTGGTGCAGCTTTGTAATTACCAGTTAATCCATAGCGGATAGTGTTCAGCATAAATATAGCTATACACATCCAGGTTGTATTTGCGGTCTGTCCTTAGCAGGTCGCAAATACAGGCCGCAGCTTCCAGGGCAGCAGCTTTGTTGCTGAATAACCATGTGGCAACATTCCAGCGATTATCTGTATCCCACTCTTTTGCGAGAGTTGACACCACGAAGGAGCCGTTGGTATTGCCATCAAATACTTCCGTTTCCAGATTTTTAAGTAATGCCCGGTGAATTCTTGCTAGGTATTCAGTCGGAATTTCGCCACGAATTCGGATAAGGTTGTCATAAACAAACATATTCCCCGCATATGGCGATTTTTCTTTCCTGCATTTTAAGCCAGTATCTCGGGTAAACTGGTCAATTTCTTCTTCGGTTTGTTTCGTATTGATGTTTTGCGTTATCGTTTCTGCAATGGGCTTTGCTTTATTTTCTACACAATGATTGTTTGTGAACGAATCTGAATACAGTCCGGTAAAAGAATTGCGGACATGATTTGATAAATTTATGATGAACACTTTATCTACTAATATCATTGGGTTCCGCGCCAGTTGCGAGCGAATCACATCAGCGGCCATTTCCTGTATTGATATTGGTAAATCTTTAAATTCCATCGTCAACCTCATCAGTCAGTGTTTCTGGCTAACCAGCGACGCGCGCCAGTTTCGGTTTTAAACGTTTTGCTTTTGGTATACGTCATCGCGGTGAACGTACCGTCCTGGTTGGGGAACACGCCACATACCAGAGATTCGCTGTTGCCAAGATCGATAGTATCCATGCTGACCTCATTTCCCCTTAACGCCGGGGTAGCGGAACTAAGACCTGTCGCACCGTTGTGCTTTGATGATTGAATGATACTACTTGAAGTAGATATGTCAACACCAAAAGTAGAGTGTGTTGTATTTTGTCTATATAAAGTTGTTTTTTAAGGCAAAAATAACCCCGGCAATACCGGGGTGTTGTTAACAGACAAAGTCACTCAGAAGGTGGTGGGGTGCTGGCGTATTTCTCGTAGAAATCGTAAAGTTTCTTGAGCCTCATCTCAAAAGCCAGGAGCATATTCTTGGCTTCAACTGGTGGAAACTCCCGAAACGTTCGTATCAGTCGCTTTTCATCTTCACTTAACTCAGTAAATTCACCATTGCTATTGGAACCAGATCTTTGTGTTACAAATGAATCTTCTGCTGGTTCAATTCCTTTCTCTGTTAGCTGACCGTATTCCAGCCATGCAGGTTCAACTCCCAGAAATTCTGCTATTCGTTCGAGTTTTTCGTCGCGTGGTTTAGCTGTGCCTAGGGTGTAGCGCCGCGCCATTTCGTATGTGACGCCCGTGGATAAGCTTAAGTCTTTGATGGATTTGTTTTTTCTATCCATTTCTGACTTAAGTCTTGTTGCGAATGCGCGATGTTTATGTGCGTTTTCTACCATATGTAGAAGATTAAAGCAGTTACCTTGATTCGTCATTTCTATTTTGCGTAGTTGCAAATTCTACTTTATGTAGTATCATTCTTCCGTTCTTGAAATGGAGTTAACGATGAGCACTACATACAAAAACATTACAGAAAAGGCGGTTATGGCTATTGGTTCTCCCTCTGCTGTAAGTCGCATGTTTGGTTTCAAATCGCCTCAATCCATTTTTAATTGGATTATCAGGAACAGGGTTCCTAGTGAGAGGGTTATTAGGCTTTGTGAGCTTGGGGAATGGATTGTTACTCCGCATGATCTCCGGCCTGATTTGCACCCTACTCCAGTTAGTGGGATTCCAGAAGAAATTATCAGATCCAAAAAAATAGGGTTGATTCATGAAAATCAAGCATGAACACATCCGCATGGCGATGAATGCCTGGGCATATCCGGACGGTGAAAAAGTTCCGGCAGCTGAAATAACCCGGGCTTATTTCGAGTTGGGTCTGACGTTTCCTGAACTGTTCGACGACAGCCATCCGGAAGCCCTGGGCCGTAATACCCAGAAAATTTTCCGCTGGCTGGAGAAAGATACCCCTGACGCGGTTAAAAAAATTCAGGCGTTGTTACCAGCTATCGAAAAAGCGATGCCGCCTCCGCTGGTGGCCCGAATGCGCAGCCACAGTTCCGCTTATTTTCGGGAGCTGGTGGAGACGCAGGAACGGCTGGTGAAAGATATCGATGATTTAGTTGCATCAGCGATAGTTCTGTTCGATCAGATGAATCGTGGTGGCCCGGCAGGAAACACTCTGGCTGTGCATTAATTGGGTAATAAATATGAGTAATGACAAAAAATTGACACTGAGCGTTTACGAAAACAGTCCGCACATCTGGCGTGGCGGTTTATCTGATGTGGAGCTGGCAGAGTGGTTGATACATAAAGTTAATGCGCTGCTCTGGCGTTTGTCAGCCAGAGAACAGCGCAAGGAAACCAGAATAAAGCTGGCTGATGCAGAAGCGTGTGCCGGGCTTATTGAGGATTATACAAATCTTGGTATTTCTTCAGCAGAGAGTGATCCCATTCAGCCTCTGAGCAGGGAGTCAATCCAGCACGCTGGTTGTATGGCACATCTTGTAACTGCTCGTCAACATGAGGTGGGTATTGGATCACTTCCGGTGGGATATTCGCTGATTCCAGAGCTGGTTGAAGCAAGAAAATCAGTTCAGAAAAAGAGAGATGACGCACTTCAATTATTGAGAGAGCACTATGGCGCGATACCAGAATGCGAACAGCGTCGATACCCTGAAGGTTATGAATGGATGCAGTCTCTTTTTGAAGTTTGCTAATCAATATGTCGAGACGAAGGTATGTTTCTGCGCGCAGCCAGGCTCTGTAATCCGGGAGCATTTCGGGGCTATTACACCAGCGGTTTGTTGCTGCAACATTTAATACATGAGCCTGATAAAGGCTTTTCAAAAAATACATGTCGAACCTCCTCTGGTTCTGTCGATTGGGAACCACAGATTATATCCGGAGGAAGGTTCGGCACCAGATGAGGTAGCCATGCGTGATTACGCAAAAGTTTCTCCGCGATTCTGGCTGGGAGAAACGGGGAGAGAACTTAGAAAGGCGGGTGCAGAAGCGCAAGTTGTTGCTTTTTACCTGATGACATCCCCTCACGCAAATATGCTGGGTTTGTATTACCTGCCAGTTTTATACCTTGCTCATGAAACCGGGCTTGGTCTGGAAGGGGCTTCAAAGGGGCTTAAAAGGGCTGTTGAAGCTGGTTTTTGTAGCTATGACCATGATGCAGAGATGGTCTGGGTCCATGAAATGGCAGCCTGGCAGGTTGGGGAAACGTTGAAGCCTGGCGATAACCGTTGTGCAGGTGTCAGGAATGAGTATGCATCATTACCTGAAAACGCTTTTCTGTCAGCGTTTTACGACAGATATAAAACGGATTTCCATCTGGATGTGAGGCGGAATAATAGCCGAAATTCTGTAAGGGGCTTCGAAGGGGCTTTTAAGGGGCTTCGAAGCCAAGAACAGGAGCAGGAGAAAGAACAGGAACAGGACAAAAACACTATGGTTCATGGCGAAAAAAACACCATGAACCAGGCAGGGGATGTTCAGACCGTAAATTCTGGTCAGCCAGCAGGCACGACACCGGAAGCCGATTCAGCGTATGCGCTGAAAGCCGATTCGGGCGCTGTGCAGCAGGCGATGACCGCAAGGCCGGAACAATCACACCAACTGCAGCAGCCTGAAGCCGATTCCGCCATTCAGCGGGAAGCCGATCGGGTAGTCCCGGAAAACACCGGGCAGCCTGTGGGACGGGTGGATTATCCGGATGTGTTCGAACAGGTCTGGCGGGAATACCCGTTGCGTGCCGGGGCAAACCCGAAGAAATCCGCATTCAGTGCCTGGAAGGCCAGATTACGCGAGGGGGTGCCACCAGAGGCCATGATGGATGGTGTGAGGCGTTATGCAAGATACCTGGCGGCTACCGGGAAAACGGGAACGGAATTTGTTCAGCGAGCGACGACGTTTTTTGGACCGGACCGGAATTTTGAAAACCCCTGGTTGATTCCGGTAAGCGGCACGAACAACCAGCGTTGTGTGAATCACATTTCTGAACCGGACACCGAAATTCCGCCGGGATTCAGGGGGTAACGGGTTATGAAAAATATTGCGGCAGGTGGTGTTCTTGAACGCATCCGTAAGCTGGCCCCGCAGCATGTAACCGCGCCGTACCGGACAGTGGACGAGTGGAGAGAGTGGCAGCTTGCAGAAGGGCGAAAGCGTAGCGAGGAGATTAACCGCCAGAATCGCCAGATCCGGGTGGAAAAAATTCTGAATCGTTCCGGTATCCAGCCGTTGCACCAGAAATGTTCGTTTGCGAATTACCTGGTGCAGAACGACGGACAGCGTCATGCACTCAGCCAGGCGAAGTCCATCGCGGACGAGCTGATGACCGGGTGCACAAATTTTGTGTTCAGCGGTAAGCCGGGTACCGGAAAAAATCACCTGGCGGCAGCCATCGGCAACCATCTTCTGGCGAAAGGTCGCAGCGTGATTGTGGTGACGGTGGCGGATGTGATGCTGGCGTTACACGGCAACTACGACAACAAAAACTCGGGCGAAAAATTTTTGCAGGGGTTGTGTGAGGTTGACCTGCTTGTCCTGGATGAAATTGGTATGCAGCGGGATACGCGTAACGAACAGGTCACACTGAACCAGATAGTCGATCGCAGAACGGCCTCGATGCACAGCGTCGGGATGCTGACGAACCTGAACCATACGGCGATGAATACGCTGCTTGGCGAGCGCGTGATGGACCGCATGACCATGAACGGTGGTCGCTGGGTGAATTTTAACTGGGAGAGCTGGCGCACGAATGTCATCCAGCCAGGAATTGAGAAGTAATTTTTACCGGGAGGAAATTTTAATGGAGACTGTTTTTGACGCACTGAAAGTAATGGGAAAAGCCACGTCGGTGGAACTGGCCGCGCGACTTGATATCAGTCGTGAAGAAGTGCTGAACGAGCTGTGGGAACTCAAAAGAAATGGCGTCGTTGATAAAACAGGTCATACCTAGTTTCTGGCTGGTGAAGGTGAATCCGGGGTAACCGAAGAGCAGCCAGTACAATCTGAAGCACCGGATGTGCTAACCGGGGTGGGCGAACAAAAAGTTACCGCTGACATGATGATTGAGTTTATCGGCCAGGAGGGGGCTAAAACGTGTGAGGAACTGGCGGGTAAGTTCGGTGTCAGCATTCGCAAGGTTGCTTCCACGCTGGCGGTAGTAACCTCAACAGGGCGGCTGGCACGCGTTAATCAGAACGGTAAATTTCGTTACTGCATGCCAGGCGAGAATTTACCAGCAGAACTGAAAGCCGCATCGGTAGCGGAAACTGATGGTAAAGCCTTTCCTCAGCCAGCGGGGGTTGCATTACCGGTACAGGAAGCGGCAACACAGGAAGAAATTAAAACAGAAACGGTGGCGGATATTGTGCGGTCACTGCCATCGTTCACCGAAAAACATACCGACTATGTAATGCTGCCATCGCTACATATGGCAAACCGTGAACTGCGCCGGGCAAAAAGTCATATCCGGAAGTGGGAACGTGTCTGCGCCGCGCTGCAGGAGCTGAACAAGCACCGGGATATTATACGGCAGATGAATTGTTCCGGAGAGGATGTGAAGTGAGATGGCGTGGCTGGGTGCGGGCTGAAATCCTTATTCTTCGGCAGTGCGCGGGAACAATGAAGGTAAAAAGCATCGGCAGTCTGATTGGTCGTAGTGAGGCGGCGGTCAGGACGAAAGCCCGGGAGATGGGAATAAGTCTGATTCTGCGTGGTGATTTTCACCAGTCAGCAAAATATCTTCAGAGCGATATTGAGCTGGCGCGAAAACTGCATCAGCGTGGCGTCTCCAGGAGAGAAATCGCCATAAAATTTGGAATGCCGTTGCGCACAGTGAATAACTACGTTTATTTCGACAGGAGAGTTCAGGAGTGAGGGTGAGAGTTTATATTGCCGGCCCAATGACGGGATATAAAAATTTCAACCGTGAGGCGTTTCACAAGGCGGAAGAGGAACTGAAACGTGAAGGGCATACAGTCTTAAACCCGGCAGTACTTCCGGATGGGCTGACACAGCCACACTACATGGATATTTGCATGGCGATGATACGCTGCGTGGATGCGATTTACATGCTGAAAGGCTGGCAGCGGTCAGCAGGTGCTAAGGCAGAACTGGCACTGGCGGAGAAGCTGGGGCATGCGGTTATTTTCCAGGAGGATAACAGTGAGTGAGTCAAAGTGCCAAATAATGGTAATAAGATAGAACCGTGCGCGGCGTTGGCAAGAACTCTCGAATATTGAAATCAGACATTTAAGAGTAAAGGCATATTTATCCCTGAGCATGTGAACATAAATATCGGCGAGTGAGGCTTAACAGGCGATGGCGTATCTGAAACAGAACGGGCTGGTAAGTGTGAAGGATGTTTTGCGATGACCTGGCCTGAAGCATTCACAACGGCAGGAATTGCAATGGCGGTGGTGGTGTATTCGATTTGCCGCTGGGGATAGCAAACAAAAAACCCGGATTGACGGTCCGGGGTTTTTGAAGGAAACAAACAGAAATAACAATTGCCGTTATCTGTTGCCACCAATGACAAGTAAACGTATCTCAGGCGAGCGCATTGCGCCGTTCTGACGCGGATACATTAGCCTGGGCAGAAGGTTCTGGCAATAAAAAATAGCGTTTTCTTATCGGTGTCGGTAAGATTGTTGCGGGTGCTTGAGGCTGTCTGCCTCGGGCATGCCACTGTAAGGCAGACAGAGAAAAGCCCCAGTTAACATTACGCGTCCGGCAAGACGCTTAACATTAATCTGAGGCCAATTTCATGCTTTACACATGTAGGTTAGCCTCTTACGTGCCGAAAGGCAAGGAGAAGCTGGCTATGAAGCAGCAAAAGGCGATGTTAATCGCCCTGATCGTCATCTGTTTAACCGTCATAGTGACGGCACTGGTAATGAGGAAAGACCTCTGCGAGGTACGAATCCGAACCGGCCAGACGGAGGTCACTGTCTTCACAGCTTACGAATCTGAGGAGTAAGGGTGACCTGGCGGGGGATTTTTATCCCCCGCCACCTCTGATGTGTCAGGCATCCTCAACGCACCCGCACTTAACCCGCTTCGGCGGGTTTTTTTATTGTGCGGCGTAGTTGATTAGCTTTTTGTGTACTCCATTGGGTGCGGTTCTTGAGGGGCCGTTTGGGGTAAATAGAATCATATTACTTAGTTAGCGCGCAGGGAGAAGAGGGATGGCCCCCTTAAGGGGATGTGTTTAAAGTTCATGGGATTTTGGTTATGAACGATAAGGAATTAATTGCCACGCTTTCTGTTCCTGGTAGTTATGAAGTGATAACTTTTGAGAATGGCGACTTTGTTGTAATACCACTACCACCTGATGCCATTTTGATCAGTAAAGAAGCGCACATGGATTCTGTTAGCCACTTCTGTATTAAAGAAGACTAAATTATACTGGTTAAGTCAGCCTGAACAACTGACATCTGTCGCACCATTACGGGGATAGTAGTGGTGCATTACACAAAACTTAACAATTCTGATACCGCCCCTGCCAGCAGGCAATGGCGGCGTTCACGCGCATTTAAAACCGACTGGTTCCAGCATGATCCATGCACTGAAGAACAGGCCGAATGGCTGATTCAGAACTACCGCAGACGTGGGTATGAGTTTCAGAAAGACCTCAGTCCTGACTTCCGACACTGGATAATTTCAGTCAGGCTCCCTTATTCTGAACGCCCACCGCGTTCATCCCGCACATTCCAGCAACGCATCTGGAGGTAACGTGCGGGTATTACTTCGACCTGTTCCGGTACCGGAACTTGGGCTGGTGGTCCTTAAGCCGGGCCGTGAATCCATGCAGGTATTTCATAACCCTCGAGTGCTGGTGGAACCGGAACCGAAAAGCATGCGATGTTTGCCGTCCGGAGTTGTTCCTGCCGTTCGCCAGCCGCTGGCGGAAGATAAATCATTACTGCCATTTTTCAGCGATGAGCGTGTGATTCGTGCCGCTGGTGGTGCTGGCGCACTCTCTGACTGGCTGTTGCGCCACGTTAAATCCTGCCAGTGGCCTCATGGTGACTATCACCACAGTGAAACCGTCATACATCGTTACGGTACTGGCGCGATGGTGTTGTGCTGGCACTGTGACAACCAGCTGCGTGACCAGACATCCGAATCACTCGGGCAGCTTGCTCAACAAAATCTGACAGCCTGGATGATTGACGTCATACGTCACGCAATAAGCAGTACACAGGAACGGGAATTGTCGCTGGCTGAATTATCCTGGTGGGCGGTCTGCAATCAGGTAGCGGACGCGCTACCGGAGTCAGTATTACGTCGTTCTCTGGGGTTGCGTGCGGAAAAAATCCGCTCGGTGTACCGCGAAAGCGACATCGTACATGGAGAGCGGACCGCCACCAGCATACTGAAGCAGCGCACAAAAAATTTTGCGCCGTTGCCTCACGCCCACCAGCAACAGAACGCACCACAGGAAAAGACGGTGGTCAGCATTGCCGTTGATCCGGAGTCACCGGAATCATTCATGAAGCGGCCTAAACGTCGCCGCTGGGTGAATGAGAAATACACGCGCTGGGTAAAGACACAGCCGTGTACGTGTTGTGGTAAGCCAGCAGACGATCCCCATCACCTGATTGGTCACGGTCAGGGCGGAATGGGGACAAAAGCCCACGATATTTTTACGTTGCCGCTGTGCCGGGAACATCACAATGAACTTCATGCAGATCCGCAGGCGTTCGAAGAAAAGCATGGTTCTCAGGTTGATTTAATTTTTCGTTTTCTTGATCACGCCTTTGCAACTGGCGTACTCGGATAAAAGAGGTTACTGATGGGGATAGAATTTGTTTTGCCTTACCCGCCGACGGTGAACACTTACTGGCGACGTCGTGGCAGCACATATTTTATATCGGAAGCCGGTAAGCGTTATCGCTGTGATGTGGCGCTTATCGTTCGCCAGCAGCGGCTGAAATTAAACCTGTCCGGAAGGCTGGCGATAACGGTTATCGCAGAGCCGCCGGATAAACGCCGTCGTGACCTGGACAATATCCTGAAAGCACCGCTGGATGCGTTGACGCATGCGGGGTTGCTTATCGACGACGAGCAGTTTGATGAAATCAATATTGTGCGCGGTCAGCTTGTCCCAGGTGGTCGGTTGGGCGTGAAGATTTACGAAATAATGCATGACGGGCAGGTCAAAAAATGAAGCTGGAAGATTTACCGAAATACTATTCCCCGAAATCGCCAGGCCTGACTGATGCATCCGCCTCGACATCAAAAGATGCACTGAGTATCACTGATGTGATGGCTGCACAGGGCATGACACAGAACCGGGCTGAGATGGGATTTTCTGCGTTCCTGGGGAAAATGGGCATCAGTATGAATGACAGAGTGCGGGCAACAGAATTACTGGCAGATTATGCATTAAGTCAGTGCGATAGTGTGGCGGCGTTAAGAAAACTTCCGGCAGAAATAAAACCGGCAGTGATGCGCATTATGGCTTCGTATGCTTTTGAGGATTATGCCCGTAGTGCTGCGAGTAAAAAGCAGTGCCCCTGTTGCCATGGGGAAAAATTTATTGAAAGCGAAGTTTTTACAAGCAAGGTTCAGTATCCGGATGGCAAGCCGCCAGTATGGGCAAAGTGTACGAAAGGTGTGTATCCGTCTTACTGGGAAGAATGGAAAAAAATCCGGGAGGTGGTGAAAGTTTCCTGTCCTGAATGTAAAGGGAAGGGGGAGATTTCCACTGCCTGTAAAGATTGCCGTGGGCGTGGTGTTGCCATTTATCGTGAAGAGTCGGAAAAACGGGGGATGCCTGTTATCAGGGACTGCCAACGTTGTGGCGGTCGTGGTTATGAACGACTGCCATCAACGGAGGCATTTAATGCCATATGCAAAGTGACGAGTGCTATTACACTTGATACGTGGAAAAAATCAGTGAAGCGCTTTTACGATACGTTGGTGGTTCGGTTTGACATTGAAGAGGCATGGGCGGAGTGGCAGTTAAAGAAGGTAACGCGATAGTGTTGTTGATTTTTCCCGAATCTGTGGTAAATTTTCCACAACGATGGGCGTATTATGCCTGACGTTAAAATAATTTTTACAACCCGCCGACGAGCGGGTTTTTGTGCCGGAAAAACAGTGAAGTCCATAGTTGATTCCAGCATAGTTTGCTTTCTTCGTTTGCTGTGTTTTTACGGGGAATTGCTTTTATGTGCGCCAATTTGAAAGTCGTGCGCTATAAAATAATTCTGTACAGCTTGCATGGCTCATTCTAAGATTACCCCAAAGGTGATCTATAAGATGTTAACTATGTAAGGAGGTACGGTATGTTGCGCTCAACTCGCAGAATCATGCGCGCCGCAGGTAGCATCATAGACCTGATACCTGCTACTGATTATACAGCACTGGTTGTTCATAAATCTGACGCTGATGCTTTACGTTCGGATTTCCAGGCTGTAGGCGATGACTTACGGACAAGTATGAGGCCATATGCAAGACTCAGAGCAAGAAAACTTAAACGCCAGCTTGCCACTGCACGATAACGATTCATGTAAGAGTTCAGAACAGCTGGCTAAAGAGATAGAAGGGGAGCTGGTTGAAAATCCAAATGTTCTTGAACGGCTCCTCGAGCGACCTCAATTTAGAGCCATAGTAAGTCAAACCTATTTCCGTGGTCCGCTTCCTCCACCATCAATGCTACGTGAATACGATGATATAGTTGAAGGTGCTGCTGAGCGGATAATGGCAAGAAGTGAGAAAGAGCAGGCTCATCGTCATGAAATGCAGAAAACAACGGTCACGGGAACAATAAAAAAAGACAGGCGTGGTCAATGGATGGCTTACTCGATAACGCTTTTAATTTTGCTGATAGCAACCGTCTTTGCCTGGAGAGGTAATACTGTTTTTGCTGGAACGCTGATTACTGTTGATCTGATAGGATTGGCATCCGTTTTCATAATGGGCAGAGCATCTGGTCTGTCACGACAAATGCCGACGCCTAATACCAATGAAGAAGAATAAGCCCGCTATTGAGCGGGTTTTTTGTGCCCGAAAAGTGGTGCAGTACGTTAAACGCGCTGGTGGTTGCGAATACTGGTCTTTCAGCTTGCTGGCTTTTCAGACAAGAGTTATTGGTATGTCACGTTAACCAGAAAAGGGAAAAAGACATGCTAAAACAGCAGGATATGACCGAAACAGCCAGAGTGGTATTTAATGAATTAAGCGTCACCGAACCGGCGACCATCGGGGAAATTGCGCAGAATACTTACCTTTCACGCGAACGCTGCCAGTTAATACTGACCCAGCTTGTTATGGCGGGTCTGGCAGATTATCAGTTCGGTTGTTACAGACGCCTTCCGCAGTGAAGGCTTTTTAATTTGTGGTAATGGGCGGCTGGTGGGTGTTAGCGGCACCTGCCAGCCATCTGCTCATGCGTTGGGGTCACAAGCAAACCTCAGGCCCATCTGCTTTGCGCAAAAGCGGTATGAGCCTATCAGAGAAGTGCTTACTGATCTATGGCTAATACTGTAAAAATATCCAGTTGTGAGTTAATCAACGCTGATTGCCTGGAATTTATCCGGACCTTACCGGAAAACTCCGTCGATCTGATAGTCACAGACCCGCCATACTTTAAAGTGAAGCCCGAGGGCTGGGATAACCAGTGGAAGGGCGACGCTGATTACCTGCAATGGCTGGACCAGTGTCTTGCGCAGTTCTGGCGGGTATTAAAACCCGCCGGAAGTCTTTACCTGTTCTGTGGTCATCGCCTGGCATCTGATACCGAAATCATGATGCGTGAACGCTTTAATGTGCTGAACCACATTATCTGGGCGAAGCCGTGCGGACGCTGGAACGGGTGCAATAAGGAAAGTTTACGGGCGTATTTCCCGGCAACAGAGCGCATTCTGTTTGCCGAACATTATCAGGGGCCATACCAGCCAAAAAATGACGGCTATGCGGCAAAGGGGCGTGAACTTAAACAGCACGTCATGGCCCCGCTGATTTCTTACTTTCGTGATGCGCGTGAATCACTGGGGATAACGTCGAAACAGATAGCGGAAGCCACCGGAAAGAAAAACATGGCTTCGCACTGGTTTGGTACCAGTCAGTGGCAGTTACCGAATGAGGCCGATTACAGTAAACTGCAGGCGCTGTTTGCACGTGTAGCGGCAGAAAAGCATCAGCGCGGTGAACTGGAGCAGCAACATCACAGACTGGTCAGCACATACAGCGAACTGAACCGGCAATATGCCAGCCTGCTGGAGGAATATAAATCACTGCGGCGTTATTTTTCCGTATCAGCTGCCGTTCCGTATACGGATGTCTGGACGCACAAGCCAGTACAGTATTACCCAGGCAAACCTCCCTGTGAAAAACCGGCGGATATGTTGCGTCAGATAATCACCGCCAGCAGTCGTCCGGGGGATGTGGTTGCGGATTTTTTTATGGGGTCAGGCTCAACAATAAAAGCGGCATTGTCGCTGGGCCGCAGGGCGATGGGTGTTGAGCTTGAGACGGAGCGTTTTCAACAAACACTGAAGGAGATCCGGAAGAAACTTTCTTGATGAATAACTTGATGTAACAGTCATGCAAATTATCATTTAGGGTATATAATGATATAAACCATGTACCTTTCTCTGGATAAACCATCATGAATGTTGCTTGTTCCGTTATCCTTGTATGTCTTCCGATAGATATTTTTCTTGAAAAAGAAAAGATTTCACTGGCACCTGGAACCATTATGTTGGTTGCCAGAAATATAATGCCTTTGTTCAGTGTTTATGCAGATAGTGTAAAAATTGCTGATATAAGTGACTTTGTAGTTAGCCAATACCTTGAACGTGAGTGCAAATTGAATGTTAGTGATCAGACTGATATTCCTCTTTATTTTATATCTGGCATTGAGTATTCTGAATTGACGAAGGCTTTAATCAATCATCATAGTATTTACATGGATTCTTGCGATGATTTGTCAATAATGACTGGATTATCATGCCTTGCCTTGTTTGCAAAAAATGAACTGTTACCGTTATTTTTGTCAGGATGTTTAAGGGGGGTAAGTTTTAAGGTAAGGGCTATAATTCAAACAGATATATCAGCGAACTGGATGCTTGGTGAAATTGCTATACAGTTAAACATGAGTGAAAGCTTGTTAAAAAGAAAATTGAAAGGTGAAGGGTATAGTTTCAGTCGCTTGTTGCTTGAGGAACGGATGCGAATTGCTGTAAATATGCTTTATTTTCAATATTGCTTCAAGCGATCTGTGGCAGAAGAGTGTGGTTACTCAAGTAAATCTTACTTCGTTTCTGTATTTCACAGGTATTATGGAGAACCTCCTGTAAAATATATTTCGTTACATAATTGTGCTTCAATCTTATGAATCTTTATAAACAAGTACCTTTTTCTCATAGTTGATAAATTAAATTTACTGTGCTGATATCGATACTTGTGTTTTTAATGGGTTTCTTCTCTTTGCGTTAAATGATTATCATCCATATGGCAGGAGTAGAGTGAATATTGATGATATTTCCAGATGCTCCAGCTTGTTACAGCGTATTGAGGATGTTAATGCTGAACGAGCCAGGGCCTTTAGTCGTTTGACAGTTATATTTTCTACCCCTGATCGCCTTTCAGGAAAGAACATTGTTTTATTAAATAGTGATGCCATCCATAAGGTTTTTGATGAGTTCATGGCTGCTAATTCAGAATTGCAGGCTCTTGTTGAGGAATACAACGAGATAGCTAGCCGTGTCGGCATGGATGAGTTCAATGTCATACTTCGTGGATAAAAACATGCTTCATATTTTCTGTTAGCTCGCTACTGCGAGCTTTTTTTGTATCTGAGCCACGCCAGGCGCACATCAAAAAACACAGCGCCTTTCAAGGGGGAGAGCTTACGGGATGGTCAGTGTGACTTTCTCTGTGGGCTGCTCATCCCGGGGCGAGGCTCACCCACTAAAAGGAAAAGTCACGATGTTAGGTATTTTCAAAAAGAAAACCCGCAAGGCCATCACGGAAGTGAAGAAGATGGAGAACCGTGATGCAGTGGAAGCGACCATCTGGGGTGCATATTCCATTGCATATGCTGACGGTACCTGCGACGCGAAAGAAATCGCGGTACTGGAGAAAACCATTGCAGCACTTCCTGCTTTTGCGCCGTTCTCCGGTGAGATTGCACAAATGAGTGCAAATATCCGCGCCCGTTATGAAGCGTCGCCTCGTAGTGCGAATGCTCAGGCTTTGCGTGAACTGGCTGATGTGGCAGGAACCGCTGAAGCGGTTGATGTGCTGTGCCTGTGTCTGGATATTGCAGACCAGGATGGCATAGCTCAGGATGAAGAAGCACAGCTC